GAGAAATTCAAGGAAATAAGGAAGTTTGGTCTTCCCCCGGACTAATGTCCGGGCCCCTCCTCCGGTTCCTCTAGGGAATCGGAGCCTTCGGAGGGACATTCCTTGGACCCCCGCCTACAAGGCGGATCCGGCAATATCGAAGATTTCTTGGTAGAACTCTTCTTTCAATGTCGGTGCACCTGGTTTCGCACGCCGCTTACGACAGATATTATCCGTCGTAGCAGGGGGTTTCCCAACTTCGGGTTCCCTCGTGCGGTTCCAATAGGTGTTATGCCATGACGCGTAGCCACCCAGGTCAGGTATCTTAGGCTTACGTGTAAGACGCACAAGCTTCTTACACGATGGGCCTGGTGTTGCCAACTGGGTATCTACATGTAAGTCACGGCCACCCCAAAGATCCTTTGGAACCATTCGTGCCAATTGGAGCCACATATTATACGTGGCTGGCACTACGTGTTCCCGACCAGGACTCCCAAACGCCCAAAGGCGTAGGAAGTTTGCCATCCGGATGACATCAGTCAAACGAGTGGCGGGTCGCTTAAGGTAGAAAGGGGTTACGTCCTCTCCAAGATGGTAATGTCCACCACAGGACTCCCGGAAGGGGCCTGAGTGGAAAGACTTTTCTGGATTAAGGGAGAAACCAAACTCCTTCAAAATCCATGAAGCATCCTGATACATTTCCGAAGGAATGATCAGATCATCACCATACACGGATATGACGCCCGAGACGCCCGTAAAATAGGAGGTAGTCCTCATAAGAGCATAAAAGATCAGACTTTCAAGCTCAAATGTGAACCCATTCCCCATACTCGAGAACATCTCAGTTTGGACGAATGTACCATCCACTTCCACGTACTGGCTCCGAATATCATTAAGATAAAGGAACCAACCGTCTGGAAGTAGCGCTCGGACACAACTTATAGCGATACTATCAGAGGCCGCAGATAAATCCAGGGTCGCTAAGGAGTCGTCAAGACTTCCGCGCCTGGCTAACTGACGGTTTACCGATTGGTCGTTTAAGTTAATGCCGAACCGGCGAAGACGCCGGCGGATGTGGTTACCCACACCCTTCTGAAGGTACATATTGATATCTGGCTCTTTACAAGCACAGCGATCAATGTCTGTTTTCTTTGGAACGGTGAAGAGCTGAGCTCCTTTTACTTCCCTAAGGCTGTAAAAGATTCCCAACTCCCGGAACAAAGGTACCTCACGATGAAGTAAATCAACGAAGATACTTGCTCCCTCTGTAACATCGGCCTGGCCGGTGAACTTAAGAGCTGGAAGGCTCTCAGTTCGGCGGCGACTCGTGCTAGCTCCACCGGAGAAGGACCCCAAGACCAACTCGTTGGTCAAGGGTCCTAATATCTCCGATATGAGCCTTTGCGCGAACCCCAGGAACGTGTAAAATGTAACACGCGGGAGTATATTATACCCACGGTCCATTCCACGAAGGCGCCGATTTGTTTCGGCGTTGACTCGTTCAGTGGCCATCCACTTACGGATCGCGGCATTACGCCGTTCTTCCGCAGGGACCAAGTCCTCAGAGCAAAATTTGCTTAAGTACTCAGTACGTAGATAACATGAAGCAAAGTCTTCCTGGCCATCGAGAAAATTAGCGAGTTCTCGAATGGTAACTGCGTCCGACTCGGAAATGAGCGTGTTAGCATTTAGCTTGACACGTCCACTCCGATGAGGCTTCTGAGCACGCTTATGCATTGTTCGGTCCCTTCTGGATTCCGTAAGCATAAAGCCGTTATCGCAAATGCGAAAAAGGCCAAGACGCGTCCATCGGTTAGCTGAGCTAACCGCGGACGTGTTGTTCCACGGGGTTGGGGTGGTACCCTTCCCTCCGACACTCTAGGAAAAACCTAGTAGATGTCAGACAGATCGACCAAAAGGTCGTTAATCTGCGTCTGCGAGGTGGAAAGCGTGTTGGCGATAAAGCCAACAGCATCTTTCCGCTCCTGCGTTGTGGACAACTCGTCGAACGTGAAATTCAGTTCCGCGAATGCGGTGCGGACGACTACCGGGTTTGAAATCCCGTCAATCGTTTGCGTTTGCACTACGGGGAGCTGAAATCGCAGCGTTGGTCGATACTTTCCGTTCGTACGCCGGAGACTCGCGGTAAACCGCGGGTTCCCGGCCGGAACGCTCGTCTTCTCGCTGAAGACGTGAACTCCGTTGGCGTCATCGCCATCGGGGCTGAAAGTGTGCGCAACAGGAGTTGCAGCTCGGTCATTGATGACCAGATTAGCCCTTGCGGACATAGAGTCTCCCTTTCTATATAAGGAGGTGGAAGCTCGTTGTCGAGCGGTACAGTGACCTTGAAAGTTATTTGAGCGTCACAATCGCAAGAGCAAGGGCCTTAAAGGCCCGATCGCTCCCGTCTTTGTTCAGCCCCAACGGGTCGGAGTTGAAATAAACTCCGGGCATTGGCCAACCTGACAAAGCAGATCGGTTATACCCTTCGTAAATCCAACGGGCGGTAGCATGACTATCCTGCGTTATATTATAATCAGCAGGGTTCAATGTACCTAACCAGTTTTCTAAATCCGCTTCCGCGGAAGTTCGAACACTGGTAGTTCCGTCCACGAAGCTAAGCCCAACCGGTGCAGTGAGAGCCTGGAAGAAAGGTCCAATAGGGACCACCCAGTCTACCACGAAACTCCAGCTTACCAGCTCCCAAGCAAGGGATGCTGGATTGAGCAGGCCTAATCGATTAAGCATTCGGAGTGTTGCCCACTCTGGGTCAATTTGAGCCCAAAGATTGCAATTAACCCGAACGCGCTCGCGTCCATTCATGAACTTAGTTCGTGAATTCCCAGAGAAATCTGAAAACAGAAAATCTGGGATAGAGGCACTTTGTTTAGAAGTGCCTCGACCGGATAGGAGTAACGGATATTCACCGTTTTCCTTAGCGAGCTCGATTATGCCAAAGATGTCTTGCATGAGTGGTTTCCACCCATAGACGAATTTTAAGTACTCTTCGGCTGATCGAGTAATGGGACCTTTTCGCGCAAGCGATTTGGCCCCGTCTCGAAGCAAGCCTCGCCAAGAATCCTCAGCGAGGACCCGTTTCAAGCTCTTAACGAGCGAGAAAGTGGGACCGTAGAGCAACTTTGCCGTCTGACGAAAAGTCGCAAGCGTCTCTCCTATACCCGCCTTTGCATCGGCGATATCTAGAAGAGCCTTCGTAACAGCCTCATTCCGCATTGGAATAGGTTCAACAGGCCCTTGTTGAGCATGCTGAACTGATGTGCCTCTTACCAAGGAAGCACATCCGGCCCAGTAGTGGATATTATCCCCTCTGAAGCCTCCAGTGGACTCAATAACCGTGCCTTCTTCTCCTCTGAACAGAGCATCGGTTCGTATTCCCCGTATATTGGTGGGGGAACCGACCTGCACTTTGGAGTTAAAGGTGGTACGGCTAGTGGCCTTACGGAATAAGTATCCGTTAAAGTTGAGAACGACTCCGTTGACTTTGCTACCGGGCATATAAAACTCGGTATAAAAGTCATCCCTGACGCTTGTTTGAAACGGAAAGCCCGTCACCCACAAGCGCACAGATTTGGAGCTTTTCCCTAATTTAACGGCCATTACGTTGTCCTTTCAAGGATGGCGTCGTGAGACGGGGACTGACAACAGCCCCATGGGAAC